GATGACGTAAAGTCATTGGATTGGCAAAAGCGTGGCGAAGACAAAGTAAAAGAAAACTTTGCCGACGGTAAGAAAAAAGGCAAAAGCAGACCAGGCAGAGTAAAGAAGTCAGGTGCTAGTTGTAACGGCACAGTAACACAATTACGCAAACGTGCTAAAAATGCAAGCGGTGAGAAGGCTAAAATGTATCACTGGTGTGCTAATATGAAAAGCGGCCGCAAAAAATAATGACACAGTATACTTTAGACCGTATACTAAAAATAAACGACATATCAATTTACTGGGACTATGACACAAGAGCAGGCGGCGGAAGCTTTGGTCTAGATTTTTTAGAAGTTGTCAAGGACCGTTACGGTAAAACTTTTGACAATTGCTTAGAATGTTTTAGCGGACCTGGAATAATAGGTTTTGGATTACTTGCAACAGAATGCTGTAATAATATATCTTTTAATGATATATACCAGGGTGCTATAAACAATATTGAAAAAACAATTGATAATAACCCTAGTATATCTAAAAAAGTAGAATATTATTTAGGGGATAATATACAAAGTATTCCGCAAGACAAAAAATATGACCTAATTGTAGGAAATCCACCTCACACTGTTGTTCCTAAAGAAGATAAAAAGTTGTTATCTTCTAGATTATATCACGACGAAGATTATAAAATACATAAACGTTTTTTTGCAGGTGTAAAAAATTATCTTTCAGAAAACGGAATAATATTACTACTAGAAGATTTTAATAAGTCAGAATATTCTATATTTCAAAATATGGCAAAAAACGAAAATTTAAAAATTAATGAAGTATTTGCAATGGATAACCAAATGTTTACTAGACCATATTACTATCTTGAGATTGTCCACGCATAAAATAAACAGCAGCGGCTACAAGAAATAAATACTTTTATACAAGAGAAAGTAGAAATAATGTTAAGTAAACAATGTAAATTACACTTAGAAGAACAAGGTGAAACTGGATGTCAGCATATGAAAGCTGCCCTAACTGCCGCTGTAAGATTGCAACTTTTAGTGCCAGCATTAATAGTCCATAGTATTACTCCGGGTTTCTTTACTAATACAGCTAGCAATGTAATGACAGATATTCTTAACTCAAGGAAATCAGAAACTTGCAAAAAGTAATTACATGCGGGTGTAGTTTTAGTGAAACACGCTATGTGCAAACATGGCCAATACATTTCTCAGCACAGTTTCCTAATTATAAACATATTGACACAGGAATGGCTTCACAAGGTAACGGATTAATAAGCAGAACTTGTATCTACAAGGTATCAGAAGCTTTAAAAACATCTAAACCAGAAAATATTATTGTTGGTGTAATGTGGTCAGGTCCTGACCGACATGACTTTTATCGTGACGAACCAGACGGATTATCTAAAAGTTATAGAAGAAATACAGAAGGATGGAATGAAAATCCTACAGGATTTATTAATGATCACAAGCATTGGTTTATTGCAAATCATTATTGGAAAACTAGACAAGCGCAAGTTTACTACAAATATTTACATTCATTTACAGGAAGTTTAATTTTAACTCTTGAACATATGTTGAGAACACAATGGTTTTTAGAAAAAAATAATATAAAATATTTTATGAGTACATATATGGACCATACACTACCAATAAATTATATAACACATAATCCAAGTACTAGTCATTTGTATGACTTGTTAGATATGTCAAAATTTTTGCCCGTAGGCGGAATGGGTGAATGGTGCAGAGAAAATACTAACTTACCGTTTACCGAAGATGATCAACATCCGTCGTCGGAGCAACACAAGGTATTTACAGATAACGTTATTATGCCTTTTTGGAAAAAAACCTACAGATAAAACCTAACTAAATACACTAGCAAATAAATTTTTAGGACTTACAAATGAAAATATCAGATATAGACAACAAAGTTTTAGACGAGACTGCGACAGCTGGTGCAACTAGTGCAGGCAGTATTGCAAGTGTAGCAAACCCAACAGCAGCAAAATCTAAAATTAAACGTGACAAAAACGGTGCACCTGTGGCCCCACAACTTAAAAATCCCGACGGTACTGCAAAAAATGCAATTACACTAGACAAAAATTTAATGGGCGGCAAAACTATTAAGAGGTAAGAATGAAAAATCTATTAATAACCTTTGGTTGTAGCTGGACATTTGGTGTAGGAGTTTTTTATTACAAGGGTATGACTGAAAAAGAATACTGGAGTCATCCTAAAGCGTTTAAGCCACATAATACTTTTAGATCTATCATTGCAAAAGAACTTAATGCGGACAATTTAAACTTTAGTATGGGCGCTAGTAGTAATGACAAACAAATACGATATGCAAAACATTTCTTTTCTAGCCAACAATTTAAAGATTTACAGAATGAATACGATAATATCAAAGTTCTATGGGGCATCACAGCTACTTCAAGGATAGAATGTTGGGACTACAAGTTTAAAGATATTAATAATCTTATTCTTACACCTGGTAGACGCTATTTAACTGGTCATCATTCTGTAAATGACGGCTTATCAAAAACATATCTGAGATATTTTTATGATCAAGATCATAAAATATTTGAATTAGCAAAAGAAATGCACTTTTGGAATTCCTATTTTGAATCTTTAGGCATAACTAATTATTGGTTTGACACATTTAATCATCACAATTACTATAAACCGCACGAGAGTTCAAAACATATAGAAGCAAAAACAGATCTTGGTGAATTGTATCGTTTGGAAGATAAAAAACATTCTTTAGACAATGACGTAATAGACCAGCATGCAAAGTTAAATTCGCTACGAGCAGTGTCTAAGATACGTAATTTATTATTTGATGACAGAGAATACAGAGATTTATGTAGCATATTAGCATTAGATGCAGGCGCAAAAAATGTAGACGGGTACCATACTTCAACTTTTCTTGCTGATCATCCAAAAATAACATTTCTTGCTGATAAAGGATTACTTAATCCTTATAGTTTTCATCCTACAGAAACAGCACACCAAAGCATAGCAAGTTTCATGCTAAAAGAAATAAATACACTATAGAACGTTTTTACGGAGCACAATAATGACACAAGAAGTTCAAGAAGGATTAGGCGAATTAGCAGATGTTGCTGAAAGAGACCATGAAGTACAAATGACTCGTGCTGAACTATACAAATTAGCAAAGTATGCAATCAAACTACACGACATGCTAAAAGGTGTAAGTGAAGCAGAAGGCTTAGAAGGTTGGGTACAATCTAAGATTACTAAATCAGCAGACATGATTGGTAGTGTGTATCATCATATGGACTATGATCAAAGTCCAATGGGCGACGAGTCTGTAGTAGGCGAAGGCAAAAGCCCACACAAAAAAGGCAGTAAAAAATACAAGAAGCATATGGCAGCAATGCATGCAGAAAGTGCTAACGATCCGTATAAATCAGCATTACGCTACAAATTAAAAGAACTTAAAAAATTAGAAGAATAATTAATGGATTATCGTAAACTACAACAGAAACTATTTGACTTAGATCCAAGTGATCGAGCTGAAGACTTACGTAGACTATCTGAGTCTGTTGGTCAACCGCAGAAAAATGTAGCAGAGGCTGTGGATTATGTGCAAGAAAGTGTCAAAGTACAAGAAGGTACAATGCCAGTTGAAGGTGACTACAGTTTAAGTGACTTCGCTGCTCTAGCAGGTGTTGCTATCAATGAAGGCGAGAGATTTGATAGACTAAAGAAAGCAGCTGCACACGGTTGGAAAAATTATAATACTATTGATATGGTTAGACCTAATAAAGGTAAGGACTTATTTAATCCAAAAGATGATCCAAAAGATGATCCAAAGGCAAATAAAAAATATGTATCACCTTCTAAACAAAAAAATAAAGTTTCAGAAGGTCCACTAGTAATCAACGGAGAATCACAACTTATAGATATGATTCAAACTTTACTTGGTAACTGGGTACAAAACGATCATACAGATAAAGAATATGCTGATCTATTATCTGCTATAGGTTATAAGATGCAAAAAGACGGTGACCGAACAGTACTAGTCCGCGAAGGTGGCGCTAGCTATCATCCTGTAGATGTTACAAGAAAAAGAGCTCGAATGGCTAAAAAGAGAAACCCTGTTGCGTCACATGCACAATCAAGTGGCTCAGGTGTACATAAAGATCAATTTAACAAAAACAAACCAGATCGTAAACAAAAGCACAAAAAACCTATTGTTGACGAATCAATCAAAGCCCAACTCTGGGCAAAACTTAACGCAAAAAAATAAAAAAACTCGCTATTAGTTCTTGACAAATGTCTAAATATACCGTATAATGTATATAACATGAACTAATAGGAGAGTATTATGGTTAGTCGAACTTACGGCCAGGAAGAAAAGTCTAAGCTAGAACGTCTTGTGCGTGAAGGTGTTACAGTATTGCAGGAAGTTGAAGATCTTAATCAAGGACTTAAAGAAACTGTTAAAGCCGTTGCTGAAGAAATGGACATTAAGCCTAGCTTAATTAACAAAGCAATTAAAATTGCACAAAAACGTGATTGGGATTCACATGCTGATGCATATGATGATCTTGAAACACTTATTACTACTTTAGGTTATGATAAGTGATCGCAAAAGTTCATGAATTCTTTCGAGAAAGTTATCGTTTAAGTCCATTTGCATTTTGGTGCGAGTTGCTTGAAACGATAATGCTAGTGGGTGCAAGTGCAGTACTGACATTTACTGTACTTGACCCTGCTACGGAAATTTTTATTCCTATGTATCTTGTAGGAAGTATTTTAGGATTAATTAGCACAGTTATAAGAAAAGCTGCATTTACAATTTTCCTTTGTACATGGTTTGTTGTAATGAATTCGATTGCTCTTTTTCAAATATTCGTGCTATAATGTTATATAGAGTCGCTCACTTACGAGCAGGTAGAAGGTTATGTTGGCCAAAAGCAACGAGGAGAAATGAATGGCATACGTAGATGCGATGTTTGATCGCGATCAAGATATTATACGTGTTGTAGAACGAAAAGACGGTAAGCGTGATTACCGTGAATATCAAGCAAAATATACTTTTTATTATGAAGATCAAAGAGGCAAATACAAAAGTGTGTTTGGCGATCCTCTCACACGCATTGTTTGTAAGAATACTAAAGACTTTCGTAAAGAAGTTGCTATTAACAAAAGCAAGAAACTATTTGAAAGTGACATCAATCCTATATTTCAGTGTTTGAGTGAAAACTATCTTAATCAAGATGCTCCTAAACTAAACATTGCTTTTTTTGATATTGAGACTGACTTTGATCCAGAGCGCGGCTTTGCTGATCCAGCAGATCCTTTCATGCCAATTACAAGTATTAGTGTATACTTACAATGGCTAGAAACTATGGTATGTTTAGCTGTTCCGCCTAAGACACTTACAATGGAGCAAGCTAAAAAAGAACTAGAAGGCATTGACAATGTAATGCTGTTTGAACGTGAAGGTGATATGATTGACACGTTCTTAACACTAATTGAAGATGCTGATATTTTATCAGGTTGGAACAGCGAAGGTTATGATATTCCTTATACTGTAAACAGAACAAGTCGTGTACTAAGCAAAGATGATACACGTAGATTTTGTTTGTGGGGTCAACTTCCCAAGAAACGTGAGTATGAAAAATATGGGAAGCAAGCGGTTACATTTGATCTAGTAGGTCGTGTACACTTAGACAGTTTAGAACTATATCGTAAGTACACATATGAAGAGCGTCACACATATAGACTAGATGCTATTGGTGAAATTGAAGTAGGTGAAAACAAGGTGCCATATGAAGGCACACTTGATCAATTATACAACAATGACTTTCGTAAGTTTATTGAATATAATATTCAAGATACAGCACTACTTGACAAACTAGACAAGAAACTACGCTTTATTGACCTAAGCAATACTGTTGCACACGAAAACACTGTACTACTACAGACCACAATGGGTGCTGTTGCTGTTACAGAACAAGGTATTGTAAACGAAGCACATAATAGAGACTTGCGTGTGCCCAATCGTCCAAAACGTGACGATACAGAAAACACACAGGCGGCAGGCGCATACGTTGCGTTCCCTAAGAAGGGCTTGCACAAGTGGATTGCATCAATGGATTTGAATTCACTATATCCTAGTGTGATTCGTGCATTGAACATGGCTCCTGAAACTGTTGTGGGACAAATACGTCCTGAAATTAGTGACAGTCGTGTACACGAAGATATGACCCTAAAGAAGAAGAGTTTTGCAGGTAGTTGGGAAGGAAGATTTAGTACAGAAGAATACGAAGCCGTAATGGAGCAACGCAAAGATGTTGCACTAACTGTTGATTGGGAAGATGGTCGATCTGATGTACTAAGCGGCGCAGAGATTTATCAATTGGTGTTTGATTCGCAAATGCCTTGGATGCTTAGTGCAAATGGCACAATCTTTACAACAGAGTTTGAAGGTGTTATTCCTGGACTACTAAAGCGTTGGTATGCTGAACGTAAAGATATGCAGAAAATGTTGAAGAAGGCAAAAGATGCAGGCAACGAAGCAGAGATTGAATATTGGGATAAGCGGCAGTTAGTTAAGAAGATTAACCTAAATAGTTTGTATGGTGCTATTCTTAATCCTGGTTGTAGATTCTTTGATAAGCGTATTGGACAGTCAACTACACTTACAGGACGCAGTATTGTTAAGCACATGAGTGCTGAGGTAAACAATTGTATTACAGGCGAGTACGATCATGTAGGTAAAGCAATGATATATGGTGACACTGACTCTTGTTACTTTAGTGCATGGCCTATGCTAAAAGATGACGTTAGTTCTAACAAACTAGAATGGTCTCCTGAAAAGGCTATCACGCTATATGATCAAATATGTGAACAAGCAAACACAACATTTCCTAACTTCATGATGCGAGCATTTCATTGTCCTAAGAGTAGAAGTGATGTTATTGCGGCAGGTAGAGAAATTGTAGCACAGTCGGGTTTGTATATTACTAAAAAGCGTTATGCGGCACTAGTTGTAGATAATGAAGGTTTTAGAACAGATACAGATGGCAAACCGGGGAAAGTAAAAGCAATGGGCTTAGACTTGCGTAGGTCAGATACACCTGTGTTTATGCAAGACTTCTTAAAAGAGCTATTGCTAATGGTGCTTACTGATGTCCCTCAAGAAGATGTACTAGAACGCATTACCCAGTTCCGTATGGAGTTTAGTGAACGTCCTGGTTGGGAGAAAGGTTCGCCTAAACGTGCAAACAAAGTTGGACATTATCGTCGACTAGAAGAAAAACAAGGCAAGGCAAATATGCCTGGACATGTTCGTGCAAGTCTCAACTGGAATACATTGAAGCGTATGAACGGTGATAAATATTCTCAAGAGATTGTGGATGGTATGAAGGTTATTGTTTGTAAACTAAAACAGAATCCACTGGGTTACACAAGTGTTGCATATCCAACAGATGAACTACGTATTCCAGAATGGTTCAAAGAACTTCCGTTTGATGATGCAGCAATGGCAGAAACTATTATTGATAATAAGTTAGACAACTTAATTGGTGTGCTTAACTATCCGTTAGAAGATACTAAACGTCACAACACATTTACAAGTTTGTTTGACTTTGGAGGATGATATGAGCGAACAACACGCATTAGAAGATGAACTAACTGAGGAAACTAGAGATAGATTCCAAAACAGTCAAATGTCTAAAGCAGGCAAGTTGGCTATGGAACTTAATATTGAGCGCAAAAGACTCAAAGAAGAACTTGCGCAAGTACAAGCAGAAGTAGAGGATCTTACTCCTACTACGCCAACTGGAACTATTGACTGGTATGTTAAATGGGCTAGTATGATACTAGCGGTACTGGGTGTATTTGCACTTAGTGCAGGGTGGACACTCTACGGACAAGCACTATATATCCTTAGCTCATGCGGATGGGTATTTGTTGGGATGACATGGAGTGATAGAGCAATTATGATAGGATCAGCTATTAGCGGCACAGCCGTTGCTATGAACTTGGTCCAAGGACTACAAACATGAAAATTAAA